TCCCCGATGATCTTCAACGAGATGCCACGATGCCTCATCACTGTTGAAAACAGCCACAAAGCCAGCCGGAATATCTGGCGGTGCAATATCGGTACTGTTTGCTGGCAGACCTGTATGAGGCGGAATATATGCGTCACCTTCACCAATAAATTCATTAGTTCCGGCCAGCAGATTATAAATTTTTATGGTCCGTGGTTGTTCACTCATTCTGAATGCCATTATGCAAGCCTCACAATATAGTTAAATGCGATGTTTTTGACGGTGTTTTCCGCGTTACCAGCAGCGTTAACGGTGATGGTATGTCCATGTGAACCAATCGCAACCGAGTGCGTATGCGCACCAATACCTACAGTATGTGCATGTGCGCCAGAACTTGCTGCAGTACCAGACAGCGAGTGGGTATGAGCACCTGCTGACTGTGTCTGAATACGTTGATAATACGATCTACTGGAAGAAGTCCCCGGGCTTACTTGATACTGTGAATCCTTGACATAAGTGAACCCACCGCCATCATAAAATGCTAACGCAGAACCGCCGCCTCCTGGCCAACGAATACCATTACCATGAGTATGAGCACCGGCAGACCCCGTAGAGCCACTCAGACTGTGCGTATGCGCCCCGGTGTTATTCGTGGATTTAGTGCCGTAATCAAACGACGATGTGGTTTTCGTCCCCAAATCCGTACTGGATGCGCTGGCGCTGTGGGTATGCGATTTAATGCCGTCCTGTTCCTGAGACAATACGGCCCGACCACTGGCAGGTTTGCCCTTAATCGTCCAGCCACGCATATCAGGGATCACGCCTGACGGATAAGCCGCTGCAAGTTTCGGGTATGCAGATTTGTCAAAAGTCTGCCCCTGCATCAGGGCATAGCCAGACGGAACGGTATCTGATGGCCACGGGATTGGTGCACCGACTGGATAAAACTCTGCAGGAGGATGAGCCGAGGTGTAAAGCTGCGCCCACGGCGACCAGTTTGCGTCGGTCGTATCCCGTCGTGAACGAATAAATGCCGGAGCATGAGCACCGCTTGTACCACTCCAGCCGATGAGTAACTCACCCTCTCCTACTGCGGTTACACCAGTGAGATGAAGCACATTACCATAGGTTGTTGGGTATCTTGTTGCCCCAGTTTTAGTTTCCAGTTGTCGTAACGTCTCGCGCCCACTCTGGCGTACGAGTTCAACAACCTGCCCTTTAATTTTTTCCCGCTCTTCTTGTGTAAATGCTTTTGCCATAAGCGCCTCCGGCAATCACTTTTCCGATACAACACGGCGGGAAGAATCAGTAATCTGTCGAACAATATCCCGGTGCTTGTTCAGCTCCCGCAGCGCGGCGCAGACTCGCTCCCACTTCTGAACATCACTTTTCGCCCTGCGCAGCGCCAGGTTTGCCCTGCGAAGGGACGGAAAAATCAGCTCATCTGCTTGCGTTTCGGTAAACGATGGCAACGGCTGCACAATGTCCGCCACAGTTTCTGTTTTAATTTCTTCCTGTGTTGCTGCGTCCCGGACTGGTAACGCAGCACCTGCTGGCTGAGGAAAGGCTTTACCATCCGTTTCCGCTACGGATGCAGCTTCCGGCTCTGCCGGTAAATCAGCGCCCGGTATGCAGTAACGAAATTTACCGTCCTGATTAACGCGAATCAGACGACCTTTACTGATTGCCATTGCCAGCTTTGAAGCCACTTTGCGTGATGTGATGCCGAAAAACGTAGCCAGTTCATCCGCCGTTTGTGATCCGCGTTGTTCAATCGTTGCGGTTAAATCGCACTCTGAGATTTTCGCTACTGTTGCTGTGGTGGTTTCTTCCGGCAGTTCTGCCTGCGCTGGCTGTTCCTGCTGAACGTTGTTATCAGCCACACGCCAGGTGTACGCGCTTTTATCAACGAAACCAGCCTTTTTCAGTTCCCATAGTTCGTTCAGCACTTCTTCACGACTGATATCAAGTCGCGCAGCCAGCTCTACCGACGTGGCTTTTCCCATCGCTTTCAGTGCGTCAAAAACAGTCTCCATAAATTTCCTCCCGGTAAAAATTACTTCTCAACTCAAACAAACCCAGCCGCTTTCCGGCGCTCATATTCCTGTTTCAGCAGCTCAATTGGCGTTGGCCCCGACGGGCGTTTGGGTGCCGCCAGTTGTCGCCGGACTGGCGGAACGCTCAGGCCGTTACTAACATGCTTTGCCCATTTCGTCAGCTGCCGTTCTGCAAGCCGTTTTAATTCCCCTTCGGTCATCTGGCGCTCAATCCCCTTTGAACGCATCTCAAGGCAAATGTGATACAGCACAGGCTGAGGCCACGGGTACTTATCACTTCCGTCATATCGCCAGGACTCATTGCGCCAGCGGCGGTACTCCTCCATCACAGCATCCACCGTCAGACCGAATGGATTGGCTCCGCTTTCCGAAATCAGTGCCACAAACTCAGCCAGGTCCGGAGGCCATGTTTCACCCGCCCGGCAGCGGTCCATGCACTGGCGGCAGACCTGTCGGATTTGCTGCTCAGTCATCGCGCCAATCTGTGCAATCCAGAGCTTCGAAGGTGCGGCCCCGTTCTTCTGGGTCCAGCGGTTCGAATAAACCTCCCCCATGAGTTCCCACAGCTTCCAGACCGTTTCCGTCGCTGATAAATCCGTTTTCACGTTCCCACTGCTCACGTGCTGCCCGAATTTCCTGAACTGCCCGTGATGCGGTGCCACCTGGTGCTGCTGCATGGTTTACCCCCTTGCTGACTGGCTTAACCTGCGCCCTGACGTGATTTACGTGACGGGCGAATTTCTGCTCCCACTGAACCTGCGTGAAAACTTTCCCCTCCGCTGCCCAGTAGTCCCGGAAAGCGGCAAGTTCAGCAGGTGTAAATTCCGGCTCCGGCAAAGCCATCCCCCACAACGCAGCCCGTCGTCGAAAATCCGGCGACGGATGCCAGTCATCGACCATCGGAAATTTCCCGATGGGTTCGCTCAGTCCATCCAGGGATGCAGGTTCTGCTGCCTGCAACGGCGTACCACTCGACTCACTGGTCGGAGCACTCTCGCGCACGTGCGCGTTATGTGTGGGGTTTAATTCTTTATCTGTATCTTTATCTGTCGTGACTCGTCGTGACATGTCGTGACATATGCGTGACTCGTCGTGACACCCCTCATTCTGTTTTCGTAATTTTTCCCTCTCGCGCTGCGCTCTCTTGCGCTCTGCCGGGGATTTCGCGGTTTGTGAAACGTTGCCATTGTCCTCTTTCAGTACCTGGCGTTTTTCCCATCCGGTGATTAAATCTCCATCAAGTACCCGCCCCTGCATTGCCTGTAAAATTGAATCAATTACTTCTTCCGTCACATCAAGCGCACTTGCTAAATCTTCCGTCGTGACATCAATGTGACCACGTAGTGACACGCCGTGACATGTCGTGACATTTCGTGACGCGCTCACCAGAAGGTGGATATACACTGCCATCACTGTTGCAATTGGCTGCCCTGACACCCTGGCAATTGTTCGCCACTTAGGGTCATTTGGCATGTCATGCCATAATCTGAGCCAGGCGTTAGCCATACTCACCTCTTCTGATACCGAATCTTTTTACTCACAAATTGCCGGAAGTGATCCGGTATGAATATTGCGAGTCAATGCACAGCCACAATATTTCCTGCAGGGCCACCACGATTCATCTGGTTGAAACCAGCGATCGCCACTGCGACAAAATCATCAGCGTCTCTCACCAGTCGTTCCCGCGTCTCCACCAGCTCCCGAAAATAAGCTGAACTGTGGCTGCGCATTCGGGCCACCAGCAGAGGCGGCATTGCTTTTTCGATCGCTGGTAACAACGCCTGAATTTTTTTAACCGCATCAGGAGTGTCTTTCTCCACCCAGCGGAAAATTTTCTGGGTATTGCGAGCCAGGGCTTCCGGATGGCTGTCGTCATATAATTCCGGGAACGTCATACCAAGCTCAAAATAAGCCCGGGTTATTTCAGCTGCCGGAACTTTTTCACCGTCCGGATGCGCCCAGGCATTCATCGCCATGCGGATGTGCTCATGCCTGATTTTCATGAATCAACTCCGATGCATTTGGTGTGTTAGCCTTGAATCCAACAGGTAAGCCGTCGGTTGGATTCGGGTAAATATCAGGCCGGAGTTCATGAGGTGTAACCTCGAAATTCGTTACTTCAGCAACACGTAATGCTTTTTCAGGGCTGAATCTTTCATAGCCCCCCAGCACTCGACTTACATGCACCTGAGATAAACCCGTTAGCTTCCCAAACTGTAGCTGGGTGATATGTTTCTCTTTTAAATAGTCTCTTAAGTTCATAGCCAACCTTCTACGTTATGTCTCGAGCAAATATTAGCCCCGCTAATTTTAAAGATCAATAGCCAGACTATCTTTGATAATATTGGTAAAACAAATAAACTCTATGTATGAAAAAAACACGCGAAGTGATTGCAACTCCAGAAGCGAGCAAGAATTTAAAAGCCGCATGGAATGCAAGAAAAAAAGAGCTGAAGCTGACTCAAGAGCTGGCGGCTGAGTTGTTGGGATTCGAATCTCAAGGCACCGTTAGCCAGTATCTGAACGGCAAGATACCGGTAAATACCGACGCTGCGCTAAAATTTGCGGCTCTGTTAAAGGTAAAACCAGAGGACATTCGAGAAGACCTTAAAGACTTAATGAATTATGTAAGATCATCAGATACTTATGATGATAACTTTTCAGGCAAAGGATGGAGGCTGGTCAATGAAGAACAGGCAGAGTTACTTAACCTCTTCGAGATTCTACCTGCGTCAGAAAAAGCCAAACTCCTTAACCAGCTACGTGGACTAAACAAGCTCTACGAGGAAGCCTTCGAGAACATGCTGGCACTAAAGAAACGTAACCAGTAGCCACCGCTCACTACCCCATCCACAACAAAAAAACCGACGTCTTAGTCGGTTTTTTTGTGCCATAACTTCTGCAAATCAGCTGTATAACTAATATTTTTCCCTTGAAAAAACATTTACATAGTTACCAAATCAAAAATATCATACGCCATACTATTGACTTAAAATATCCGCGTTACTAATATTTCTATCAAGAACAGCACGGCGCTGTAGGTTTTAGTTCCGCCACCCGGCGTTAAGGGGAAATGAGGTCAGCATGGATACTATCGAGCTTGGCAACAACGAATCTCTGGTGTACGGCGTGTTTCCCAACCAGGACGGCACATTCACCGCGATGACGTATACCAAAAGCAAAACGTTTAAAACCGAAAATGGTGCCCGTCGCTGGCTGGAAAGAAACTCAGGTGAGTGATATGGATTTCGACACAATCATGGAAAAGGCTTACGAAGAATACTTCGAAGGCCTTGCCGAAGGCGAAGAAGCTCTCAGCTTCAGTGAGTTTAAACAGGCGCTTTCCAGCTCGGCAAAATCTAACGGCTGATAAGCGAAGCAGCACCGCGAGGAATCAGTATGCAGAAACGAGAACCCGTCATCATCGCGCCAGACTATACCGATGATGAACTTTATGAGTGGATGCGCCAGAAAATTAATGCAGCGCAGGATCTGAAATGGGCCAATGAAGCCAGGACTAAGCAGGCTGAAAATCTGTCCGCTCTGGAGCAGGATATCACCAGGCTGGAAAAAGCAGCGGCATTAAGCATTGCCAGAATGATTACATACCCACGTTAATAGCTAACCAACGAGGCTAATAATGGAATTTAAAGATTTACCAATGCCATTCCAGGAAATGGCAGCGAATGTGGTTCGCTCTCAACTGGCGACTCTTGACCTGAGTACCGTAGAAAAAGAAACCATCGACAATATATCCGGTAACGTACGCCGAGCCTTTATCGGGCTGTACGAAGAGAAGCAGCTCTCTGATAACCAGGATTTACATGAAAAATACTTCCTGGATCTAATGGACCTCATTGATAAGGGGTTTGGCTTGTTAATGAAAAAGAAAGGGATTCGAATAGAACCCCTTGAAAATTACTTTGCAACAAAAAGCATTAATTCTTTTGATTCAAAATAAGAGAATTAATTACAGACTTAACATGCTCTTTCTCATGATTGAAGCTCTCATGATTGAAAGTGCCGGGTTGAAGCGAGTCGATATAATCAACAAGACTCTGTCGTACGACTTCATTTTTATCCATAACAGATGCAAGAAATGAAATTGCTAAAAGAGTTATATCACTACGCGCCGCAGCATGTTGCAATGCTTTATCAAAATTATTAATCTGGCGTATCAGGGAGTTAATGATTTCATCATTTTCAGTCGACATTTCACCCTCCTGAGGGTTGGTGATTAAGGAGTTCTCCACGGGTGAGGTGGAGTGCGTGCGCCGGACACGGGTGAGCATCCGGCACTGACAGTTTACTGAAAGGATATTTCCCTGAAAAGTCAGACCATAACGCGAAAGCGCACGGCGAGGTAGCTGGTTCATAGATAGCCTGTCGTTAAATTTTCGTCGATCGTGCGCTTCCGGTTGTGGCAATCCGCGAAATGGCGCGGCGGTAAGTATGGCGGGGTTATTCCTTCCCCGTTGAGGACACCGGGTTGTCAGGTTGACCATACGCTTAAGTGACAACCCCGCTGCAACGCCCTCTGTTATCAATTTTCTGGTGACGTTTGGCGGTATCAGTTTTACTCCGTGACTGCTCTGCCGCCGTTTTTAAAGTGAATTTTGTGATGCGGTGAATGCGGCTGAGCGCACGCGGAACAGTTAAAAACAAAAACAGTGTTATGGGTGGATTCTCTGTATCCGACGTTAATTGTTAACTGGTTAACGTCACCTGGAGGCACCAGGCACTGCATCACAAAATTCATTGTTGAGGACGCGATAATGAAAACGTTATTACCAAACGTTAATACGTCTGAAGGTTGTTTTGAAATTGGTGTCACTATCAGTAACCCTGTATTTACTGAAGATGCCATTAACAAGAGAAAACAAGAACGGGAGCTATTAAATAAAATATGCATTGTTTCAATGCTGGCTCGTTTACGTCTGATGCCAAAAGGATGTGCACAATGAATTCAGCATTTGCGCTTGTTCTGACAGTTTTTCTTGTTTCCGGAGTGCCAGTTGATATTGCAGTCAGTGTTCACAGGACAATGCAGGAGTGTATGACTGCAGCAACCGAACAGAAAATTCCCGGTAACTGTTACCCGGTCGATAAAGTTATTCACCAGGATAATATCGAAATCCCGGCAGGTCTTTAAAACAGTTCCGTAATAAATATCCGGTTTCATTCTTATATGCCAGCAATGGCAGGGATTTGTTCATCCTTAAATCTGTCATGAGGTTAAAACAAAATGAGTAAAGTCTTTATTTGCGCCGCCATTCCTGACGAACTGGCAACAAGGGAAGAAGGCGCTGTGGCTGTAGCCACAGCCATTGAAGCTGGCGACGAACGCCGTGCTCGAGCAAAATTTCACTGGCAATTCCTGGAACATTATCCGGCTGCTCAGGACTGCGCTTATAAATTTATTGTCTGCGAGGATAAACCAGGCATACCCCGCCCTGCCCTCGATTCATGGGATGCTGAATATATGCAGGAAAACCGCTGGGATGAGGAGTCTGCTTCTTTTGTCCCGGTTGAGACTGAATCCGATCCGATGAACGTCACTTTTGACAAGCTGGCCCCTGAAGTACAGAACGCTGTCATGGTTAAGTTCGACACATGTGAAAACATCACCGTTGATATGGTTATTAGCGCACAGGAATTGTTGCAGGAAGACATGGCAACATTCGACGGACATATCGTTGAAGCGTTGATGAAAATGCCAGAAGTTAACGCCATGTATCCGGAGCTTAAGTTGCACGCCATTGGGTGGGTTAAGCATAAATGTATTCCTGGTGCTAAATGGCCCGAAATTCAGGCAGAGATGCGCATCTGGAAAAAACGTCGCGAAGGTGAACGCAAGGAAACCGGAAAATACACGTCTGTTGTTGATCTCGCCCGCGCCAGAGCCAATCAACAGTACACTGAAAATTCAACAGGAAAAATCAGCCCGGTCATTGCTGCCATTCATCGCGAATACAAGCAGACATGGAAAACACTGGATGACGAACTGGCCTACGCTCTCTGGCCTGGTGATGTGGATGCCGGAAACATTGACGGCAGCATCCATCGCTGGGCAAAAAATGAAGTTATCGACAACGACCGCGAAGACTGGAAGCGTATCTCGGCATCAATGCGCAAACAGCCTGATGCCCTTCGCTACGACCGCCAGACTATTTTTGGCCTTGTCCGTGAACGTCCGATCGACATTCACAAAGACCCTGTGGCACTGAACAAATACATTACTGAATACCTGACTACAAAGGGCGTGTTTGAAGATGAAGGAAGAAATCAGAGCGCAACTGATACTCTCTCGTCGCCAGTACCAGAAACTGATGCAGTGGAAACGGCAATTCCGGGCAACGAAAAAACCGAATGCGAAGTGGAAGACGAACCATCTGTAGAGCGTGAGGGACCGTTCTACTTCCTTTTCACCGATAAGGACGGCGAAAAATACGGTCGCGCAAACAAACTTTCTGGTCTGGAAAAAGCACTGGCCCTGGGAGCTACGGAAATCACAAAAGAGGAATACTTCGCACGTAAAAACGGCACGTACTCAGGTTCACAACAAAATACTGGTGCATCTGACACGATCGCACAACCAGAGCCGGTAAAAGTTACCGCTGACGAAGTAAACAAAATTATGCAGGCAGCCAATATCAGCCAGCCTGACGCCAATAAGTTGCTTGCTGTATCACGTGGTGAATTTGTTGCAGGGATTAGCGACCCGAATGATCCGAAATGGGTGAAGGGGATTGAAACCCGCGATTCAGTGAATCAGAACCAGCAAGAAACGGAACAGAACGGCCAGAAAGCGGAACAAAACAGCCCAAATGCGTTACAAAACGAGCCAGAAACGAAACAGCCTGAACCAGTGGCGCAACAGGAAGTGGAAAAAGTCTGCACCGCCTGCGGTCAAAGCGGTGGCGGCAACTGCCCTGATTGTGGCGCGGTGATGGGTGACGCAACATACCAGGAAACATTCGATGAAGAGAATCAGGTTGAAGTTCAGGAAAATGATCCGAAGGAAATGGAAGGCGCTGAACATCCACACAAGGAGAATGCTGGTAGCGCTCAGGATCACGCCAGCGATAGTGAAACTGGCGAGACGGCAGATCCCTTAATTGCGATGAACGGTCATCACGTTATCACATCCACCAGCAGAATGTGGCACCACATGATGATCGACCTTGAAACCATGGGAAAAAATCCCGATGCCCCGCTTATCTCAATAGGTGCAATATTTTTCGATCCGCAAACCGGAGATATGGGGCCGGAATTTAGTAAGACCATCGATATGGATACTGCTGGCGGAGTCATTGATCGTGGCACCATTAAATGGTGGCTTAAGCAATCACGGGAGGCGCAATCTGCCATTCTGACCGATGAAATCCCGTTAGATGATGCACTGCTGCAATTGCGGGAATTTATCGACGAAAACTCCGGCGAATTTTTTGTTCAGGTCTGGGGAAATGGAGCCAACTTCGACAACACGATTTTGCGCCGTTCATACGAACGGCAGGGGATCCCCTGCCCATGGCGTTACTACAACGATCGCGATGTACGCACAATCGTTGAGCTGGGGAAAGCCATAGACTTCGATGCCAGAACGGCTATTCCATTCGAAGGTGAGCGCCATAATGCACTTGATGACGCCCGTTACCAGGCAAAATACGTTTCAGTTATCTGGCAAAAACTGATCCCGAATCAGGCTGATTTTTAATGTTCAACCCCGGTCGTTGCCCACCAGCTATAGTGGCGGCGACCATGATTAGCGAACGACGCTCATGGCAAGACTTATTCTGCTCACTGAGTGGGCAAAAGAGGAATTCAGTGAACCGGTCCCTACTCCGAGTACGTTAAGTAAATACGCTAAAGCCGGAATGATATTTCCTCTCCCCAAAAAAGTTGGGAGACGCTGGCGAGTGGATCCGCAAGCTCGCTTTGTCGGAATGGTAAACAAGCCGGAGGTGATCGCCACAGATCACCCTGCTTTGAAGAGGATACTGGAAGATGGCGCGCCCGCGAAAATATAAAACCGATGTTCCGGGATTATCTCCGTATTTTGACAAAAGAAATAACAAAGTTTACTGGCGTTACAGGCATCCCATAACAGGCAAAAATCACGGTCTCGGCAGTATTGACCAGAAACTGGCAGAAACTATTGCAGCAGAAGCGAACAGCCGTCTTGCCCGGCAGCAAATGGAACAAATGCTCAGTCTGCAGGAGAAAATTATTAGTGATACCGGCGGTTCATCAACCGTTACCATTTTTCTGAATAATTACAGAAAAATTCAACAGGAAAGATATGAAAACGGCGAGATCAAACTCAACACGCTGAAACAGAAAGCGGCCCCTCTCAGGGTATTTGATGAACGTTTTGGCACCAGACCGTTAGATGCCATAACCGTAAAAGATGTGGTATCAGTACTGGAAGAGTACAAGGCCAGAGGACATAACAGAATGGGACAAATTTTCAGGAAGGTACTGATCGATGTTTTCCGGGAAGCTCAGCAAACGGGCGATGTCCCGCCAGGCTTTAACCCTGCAGAATCGGCAAAAAAACCGCAGGTGCGGATATCAAGACAGCGACTGACTTTTGATGAGTGGATGATGATTTATAACGCAGCGGAAAAGGATGGTTACTTTTTACAGCGCGGTATGCTGCTGGCACTGATGACAGGCCAGCGCCTTTCAGATATTTGCAAAATGCAATTTTCGGATATCCGGGATGGTTATCTTCATGTCGAACAGCAAAAAACAGGAACCCGGATTGCCATCCCTCTGGCTCTGCGTTGCGATAAATTAAATCTCACCCTAGATGATGTGGTGTCATCCTGCCGCGATTGCGTTCTTAGTCCGTGGCTATTGCACCACCATCACGCGAAAGGGACAGCTAAGCGCGGCGGGATGGTTAAGCCAGCAACATTAACCGTTGCATTTAAAAAAGCCCGGGATTCTGTGGATTACAACTGGCGTGCTAATGGCACCCCACCCTCTTTCCATGAGCAGAGATCTTTATCAGAGCGATTGTTCAGAGAGCAGGGGGTTGATACCAAAATTTTGCTGGGCCATTCGAATCAAAAAATGACCGATATTTACAACGACGCACGCGGTAAGGAATGGAAAAAACTGGTCATTTGA